GAAATAGAGAACGGATTAGTCAGAAACGAGTCAATCAATATAGCACTACAAACAGCAATAGAAACTGCTGTGCTACAAACAATAAAAGAAGGAACAACCAGAGGATATTGGAATATTGATGAACAAAAATGACACATTCGTAGTAACTTACTACAGTCTATTAGGAGTATTATTTTTTAGCTTAAATGCTTACTCCGCAGACAACGAGATATATGTAGACCAAAGTGGTTCTACAGCAAACATAGACCTAGAACAGTTAGGCTCTTCTAACATTATTGGTGGACTGTTAAGTACCGCTGGAAGTCTAAATCCATTAGATCTTGATGGCTTAACTCTTACGTTAGACATAAATCAAATAGGTAATACCAATACTTTCCTTGGTGATATCTATGGCGACAGCGTAACTGGATTCTTTGAGTTTGATGGAGATAGCAATACCTTTACTATACAAGGCGACCCAGATAACACTTATGGTATAGATAATTCAAATTACAATGTAGATGTAACTGGTAGTTCTAATACATTTACACTAGACACAGGAACAACAGCTCTAGCATCTGGTCTTGATTTAGACTGGATTATTAATGGCGATGGCAATACATTTGATTTTGATATTAACTATGATGGTGCTACCAACTATGTAGATGTAGATGGTAATAGCAACAACGTAAACTTTACAGGAAGTGGCTATGCGGGAGGATATTTCTACCTTGACCAAACAGGAAACAGCAGAACATTCAATATCATCCAGTCGTCAACTCTTGCTGCTGATTGGTTACAGATTAACTCTACTGGCTCTAACGGGACTATTTGTGTCGTTCAAAACGATGGCGGAGTCTCAACCAGCTGTTGATGTAGGAAACATATCTGAATTAACAGGTTCTGCTAGAGTTTTAAGGGAAAAGCCTTATAATGCCGAGCTGGAATTTGACATCCAACAGAACGATGAAGCTGTAACGACTAATGGCCGTATGGCTATTACGTTCTTGGATGATTCAAAAGTAAAATTAACCGAACACTCGCAGCTGACTATTGATGAATATATCTTTGATCCCAACCCTAGTAAATCTAAAATGGCTATTACCTTTGGTCTTGGTACGGCTAGATTTATTACTGGTAATCTAAATAAGATAGATAAAAACAATATAGAACTTAAAACTCCTACAGCTAACATAGCTATACGAGGTACAGATTTTACAGTAACAGTAGACGAAACTGGCAGGTCCTTGCTAATACTGTTACCAGATCAGTTCGGTTTATCTAGTGGCGAGATACTAGTAACCACAGCCATGGGTACTGTAACTCTTAGTAAACCTTACGAGGCTACAACAGTAGATGTCTTTGAGAAACCACCAAGCTCGCCAGTAATCTTAGATTTATCACTAGAACTTATAGACAATATGCTTATTGTTAATCCACCCAAGCAAGAGGTGGTCATAGAAGAAACAGTACAAACCAAAAAGAAAAACATACTTGACTTTGATGGTCTTGACGAGGACTTCTTAGAAGAGGATTTCCTAGACGCAAAAAAAGAACTAGAGTTTACAGAGTTAGATATAAACTATCTTGATGTAAACTTCCTAGAAGATTTACTAGATGTCATAGACGCGCTACAAGAAATACAACAAGAAGATCAGTTAGCACAAGATGCCACATCTACTAATATAGTTGGTACACAGCTAGGTCAAGACTTATCCACACAAATAACATCCTTCATAACAGGAGAGGTATTAACACTTATGCGTAGCGTTAGTGATACCGCTAGAATAGATATAGACTCTGCTGGTAGTTATACTGTTATCTTTATACAAGATGGTGCATCCAACATTATTAAAATAAATGGTGGGACTGGTAGCACTATCAAAATCACTCAAAGTAATTAATGAAGCGACTACTATTCACGATACTTATAATACTAGTGTTGCCTTTGTTATATCAGTCAACGCCAACAGAAGTATTAAAGTTAAAGGTGTTTGACTATCTTGTGCCAAAGCAAGATCCTTCTGGTTACTTTACTATCCTTAACATAACTGAAGAAGATATAGACAGAGAAGGAGGTTGGCCTATACCAAGGCAAAGGCTAGGAGAAATACACAAAGAAATTATGGATGCTGGTGCTATGGGTGTGGGTTGGGTAGTTAGCTTTCCGCATCCAGACAGATTCGGTGGTGATAATTTTTTTGCAGACTCCTTCAAACATGGTACATCTATTTTGGCTTCATTTGAATACCCAAATCAAATATACCCAAAAACAGTTGGTACTGTCATCAAAGGTCCTGATGTTGGTGGTATGCTTTCCAAGGGTGTAGTACAGAATACTTACAACCTTAGAACTAACTATATACAAGAAGGTATATCTGCTGCACCCACCGATCTTGACAATCTTGTCAGAAGAATACCCTTGCTACTCAAAACACCAGATGGATATGTAAGTTCTTTTGGTACAGAGGTATTAAAAACCTTGGTAGGTGCAAAAACTTACATCATCACAACCAATGACATTGGTATACAAGAAATTAGTGTTAGAGGATTGCCTCCAATCAAAACAGATAGCCTTGGTCGTAAATGGATTAGTTGGGTAGATACCCCACAAACTAATTTACAAGAAATGAATGTTGCAGGTAAGTTTGTATTTCTTGGAATTACAGCACCAGGAATCATGCCACAAATCGCAACTCCATCTGGATTATTAGAGCCACATAAAATTCAAGCAGCATTATCCGAGTCAATTCTTATAGAAAACTCTCCAAGGATTCCAGAATGGTCTTTGGCTGCCGAAATTGTGATTTTTGGAATTTTTGTGTCGTTGACATGGCTTGTAATCCATTATCTCAATATAGTTAAGGGCGTAAGCTTAGTTATAATTTTGCTCTTCACCACGAGCTTCTTAGAAGCTTATAGCGTTCACAAAGGTGTTTTATTGGATTTTACATGGACTTTTATATGTCAGGTCCTAGTTTCTACGATTGCCTTCTATTTAAGCTACAAAAAACAATATAAATTGCGTCAACAAATCAAAAAACAGTTTGAGCATTATCTTGACCCAAGACAAGTTAAAGAATTACAGGATAATCCAGACTTACTAAAACTTGGTGGAGAAAAAAGATACTGCACATTCTTATTTACAGATGTTCGTGGTTTTACATCTTTATCAGAAACTTTAGAACCAGAAGAAGTTACAGAAATTATGAACAAGGCGTTAACAGTCCAAGTCAATGCTGTACAAAAATTAGGCGGTATGACAGACAAGTTTATTGGCGATGCTGGTATGTTTATATTTAACGCTCCATTAGATTTAGAAGATCACGAAAAGAAAGCCGTGCAAGCTGCAATAGATATACGCAAAGGAATGATAGAGGCTGACTTAGGCATAGAGATAGGCATAGGCGTAAATACTGGTTATGCGGTTATAGGAAACATGGGTTCTGATACAAGGTTTGACTACTCTGCCATAGGGGATGCGGTCAACACAGCAGCACGTTTAGAGTCAGCAACCAAGGAAGCAGGAGTTGACATACTTATTGGCGAAGCTACAATTAAGAAAACACAGAATGGTGTTTTTCACAAAAAAATATACGTCAAAGGAAAAAAGAAACCTTTGAAGGTGTATACAATAAAAAAGGAACTATAATGCCAAAAGGAAAAGGAACATACGGATCTAAAGTAGGTAGACCACCAAAGAAGAAAACTAAGAAAAATAAGAAATGATTGATAAATTAATAGGTCCAGTAAGCGACATAGTTAATAAGTTAATACCCGACAAGGATTTACAAGCTAAGCTAAACCATGAACTCAAAACTGAATTACATAAAGCGAATATGGCACAAGTGGAAATTAATAAGATTGAAGCTGGTCATAAGTCTTTATTCGTGGCTGGCTGGAGGCCCTTCGTTGGTTGGACTTGCGGCATTGCTCTTCTTTATCATTTTTTATTACAGCCTGTCATTATCTTTGGACTCTCCGCAGCTGGAATCACTTTTATACTACCATCCTTTGACATGGGATCACTAATGACTGTACTAATGGGTATGTTAGGACTTGGTGGATTAAGAACTTTTGAAAAAACTAAAGGAGTTGCAAAATGAGTTGGGATAATTTTACATTAGAAGAGTTTGCTTGTAAGCATTGTGGAGAAAACAAAATAGAGCATGAGCTTATAGATGAACTACAAAAGCTTAGAACTGATTGTGGTTTTCCATTTAAAATTACAAGTGGTTACAGGTGTGGCGACCACCCTGTAGAAGTAAAGAAGTCTAAACCAGGCACACACGCACTTGGATTAGCAGCAGACATAGGTGTAAGAGGCAAGCAAGCTTTAGAGATATTATCTAAGGCTAGAAATTATGGTTTTACTGGTGTTGGAGTCAATCAAAAAGGTGGTGCTAGGTTTATACACCTAGATATATCTAAAGACTCTGAAGGTAGACCAAGACCACATATCTGGAGTTACTAATGGGTTTAGATGGTATGATGTTTTGGAATATAGTAATGACATTAGTATTCGCCCCAATCATACATAGCATAAGAACCAACGCGACAGAGATAAAAAGAATTGATATACTGCTTAATAAGACCCGAGAAGAAGTTGCAAAAGATTATGTAACTAAAAGCGAACTTACTATAAGTATAGACAGGGTTATAGATCGTTTAGATAAGCTAGACGAAAAAATGGACAAATTAATAACAGGTTAGCATGGCAAGAGAAAACAGCAGGGTAGGAAGTACAGGCGAAAATAGAAACCTAGAAAGAGTGGGTGATGTTGCAGGTACTTTTTCAAATACAGGCGGTTACATGGGTGTAGATGGTATTAATAACCTTATACAGGAAAAAAACTATCCTAGTTTTATTGATAATATTACAAGAATGGTGCAGCAACAAAATCAGTTAGGACCAGATGAATTTGGTAGTTATGTAATACCTCCTTCTGATCCAACCTACTCTACTGGCCAACAATATGCTCGTTCTATAGCTGGTGGTATTCCAATGTCACAAGTCATTGCACCAGGCGTAAGTTATTCTCCAGAACAACCAATGGGTTATACACAAGCAGATTTAAATATAGCTGCTGGTATGACTCCACCCCCGCCACCTCCTCCACCTGTATATAAAGAACCTGATGATCCTAGCTTTTTGGGAACTGGTATCGGTGGCGTAACAATACCTGGCGGTAGAAGAGATAAGATTCCTCCATTAAGAAATATCTTTGGAGATATGCAACCTCCAGAACAAGTACCACCACAAGAGTTTAATATAGGCAATCTTGATATAGAGCAGATTCGTCAAGATATAGCTGATTCAGGAATAGACTTTACTAACTTGTTTGGTTTGCCACAAGCACCAGACTTGTCACAGTTTGTAACTAAAGATGATGTACCTAATGGTAGAG